CACAAATGAACACATTGCAAAAAATCCGTGAGATTATGGGACTACCCAAAACGAATCTCTATGCCGAAGTCAAAATTGATGACGGGCGTGTACTCGTAACCGAAGCAGATGCCTTCGAACCTGGCGTAGATGTCCGAGTAATTGACGATAGCGGAAGCACCGTAGAACTCGATGCAGGAACTTACACTTTAGAAGATGGCCGAAAGGTTATCGTAAACGAAGATTCTAAAATGGAATCTTTCGAAGTGGAAGAAGAAGTAGAGATAGAATTAGAAGTAGAAGTGGAGTTAGCCGAGGATGTACCTGAAGCTGAAGAAGAAGGATACGAAGACGGAATAGCAGACGAAAAAGAAGACGTGCGCGAAGATATGGACTACGACAAAGTACGTGATGTATTAGCAGAACGTTTCCCTGACCTTGACGAAGCGGTGCGTGATGCAATCGCTCAAGTGGTTGCTGATTTATACGAACCTGAAGTAGAGGTTGAGTTAGAAGCAGAAGTACCACAAGAAGATATAAGCGAACTTTTAGAAGAAGCGTTTACATCTATAAGCAAAAGACTTGAAGCATTAGAAAACAAACCCGCAGAATCGGGCGTTAATGTTTCCCCAACTAACCTTTCTTCTCAGCACAAGAAGAAAGACTTAACTAAATTAAACGGTGTAGACCGTGCGCTACACATTATCCAAAATTCTCACTGATGAATTTATCTTTAAACAAGAAGTATAACTTCGATATTGACGCAAGTGTCAATACTTACGCGGGGGAATTAGCTCTTCCGTATGTAACTGCTGCGCTTCTCGGTGCAGAAACAATCGCTAAAGGGCGTGTTCGACTATTGGAGGGCATCGTTGGAAAATCTGTAATTAGCGGGTTAGCTACTACGGATACTCTACAAGCTGCAAACTGCGCTTGGAACGATGGATCTAACGTAGCTCTAACTGAGCAGGTTTTAGACCCTATTGACCTTTCAGTAATGGAAGAAATTTGCAGAGGTACAATGTACCCTACTTGGATTGCTGCTAACGGACGTATGGAGCGTAACGGGGATTTACCTGTAGCGTGGACCGACTTCCTATTAGGTGCAGTTGCTGAAAGAACAGGAACAAGTATTGAATCAGCTATTTGGGCGGGTTCAGCTACCTTCACACAAGGCTTCCTGTCTAACGATGGAACTGTTGATGAAACAGGTATCGACGCTTCAGTTTGTGCTAACTTTACAGAGGCGGTTACTTCTGCTGCTGCTTGGGATAATACAAATATTCTTGCTAACCTAAACACTATCTTCGATGCAGCTCAAGCTGTACCAGGTATCTTAGGGAAGCCAGGTGTAGGATTCTATGTTTCTTATGAGGCATACGCTTTCTTCCAGCAAGCTATCGCAGCACAAAACACTAACGCAGGTTATAACCAATCTTTAGACGGTGCTACTTACTTAGGCTACCCAGTCTACGCAACTTCAGGTATCCCAAATATCGCAGATTGTGCGGTCTTTACTTATCCTGATAATTTGGTAGTAGGTGCTAACAGTTACACAGCAGACATTTCAGCAGGCTTAATCCCTACTTATCTATATGATGGTTCGGATAACGTTAGAGCATCTATGCGTTTCGCTATAGGAGTTCAGACAGGTGTAGCTACTGACGGTGTTGTAGGATTCTTATTTACTTAAACTTATGCCGTGCGCTATCACTTCGGCGAGGGGCATTGATTGCCGTGACGCCATTGGAGGCCTAAAGGCCATATATTTTTGTAGTTCTTATTCTGCTAATATCTTAGACGCTGCGACTGTAACGGATTCTTCGTACACTATGACTGCGGGAGGCTTTGCCACTTGGGACATCGCTGATACGAGTGTAGTTACTGTGGTAAAGTATGACTTAGTTACTGACCTATCTACTTTCAAATCGGGGGTAGAAGCTGACAAAGCTACAGGGTCTGTTATGTGGAATCAAACGTTAGACATAGTACTACAGAAAATTGTAGCTGCTGACCTATACGAACTTGGACAGATTTCTAAGAACCGTGCGCAAATCTTTGTGCAAGATTCTAACGATAATGTTTACTTAATGGGGATTACTGACGGGTGCTACCTTACGGGTGGTGATTCTATTGCAACGGGTACAAACCGTAGCGATATGAATGGTTTGAGTTTGAGCTTTACGGCTAAAGAACAAGCACCTTTATACATCCTTTCTGCAGGTACTGCGGGAGTAGCTAAGTTCCCATTCGATGGGCTATCTGACGAAGCTGCTTTAACGATTACAGCACCTTAAAGGCTAACATAGACGAAAC